GTGGAAGTCGTTGAAATACGTAAGCCCGTCGTCCGCCCCTAGCTGGAACTGAAGCCACGGGCATGCGTCCCAGATAAGTGGACTCGGCCCACGACCACCTGCCGTAGCGGCCAGTTCAGTGGCCTCAATGTTAGTGACTATCTCGGCACCGTCAAAAGCAGCCGCGATCTGTGCGGAACTAGCCGCTGTGGCCAGATTTTCCGCAGTTAATGCGGCGTTAAAGTCACAGCTTAGGGCCGTTCCTTCGTTGTAGTACACCGCCGTTGCCGTTGTACCATCCGTATGGGTGAATTTGCAACCGGGGGCATACCCGGCCGTAGTATCTACTGGCTTAGTGGTGCCATAGCAATCCACGATTCCGTCTTCGGTAACGTTGACCGTAGCTACGGCGGCGATACCGGCAGGACCAGGAATGCGAAACTTTTCTTTGAAGCTCTTGAATCCCAAATTATGTCTCCTTATTCATTGAAGGTCACGTTTTCTCTCATCCGGTATCGATCGATACCCTGCCCGTCGCTTATCTTTCCGAACTTACGTGGCGCGGAATTGGAGTCGATAATGTGGGCGTACGGTAGTGCTACTTTCTCGAAGTACTCTATGTGCTTCGTTCCTAGTTCCGCATCCTCTGCCTCCATTTCACACTTGGCCAAACACGCTTCGCGTATAGCCTCGTCAAACTGGAATCCAGCGGGATGTTGATTGACGGCTGGTTCAAACGCATAGATACTTCCTACAGCCGGGTTAGTACCCCCAGCAGCGCCTTCGATATCCAGCCAATCGGCCACCGTTGCCGCCCCAGTCGCACCGACATAATCGGTTACGGCTGCATAGCTGCCCTTACCGGTACCCGATATAATCGTAGCCGTCCACCCGTTGAAGTAATCATCGGGCTCCGTTCTGGTGCTGTCCACTACAGTCGTGTCGCTTATTCCGGTCGCCGTACCGCCCTCTATTCTCAGCTTGTTGAACCCCACCACGTACGGAAACTGTACTGACTCTGCGGAACTAGGCGCGGGATCGAAGATCATCTCCCACACCCTGTCACCCAGTGCCGGTCCAGTCGGTGTGTGTGGCCTTAACGCTGCACGCTGCGGATACCCGGTCTGCACGCTTATCGACCTACTAGACACCACCTCGGCGATGTCACGCCACTCTATGGACGTTCCGTGGCTAGAATTGGCCACGTAGTGGATCTGCCCAGCTATCTGCCCGTTAAAATCGGCGGATAGCTTGTACCTAGCCGGATCGCCATCTATGACGCTAAGCGACCTGCTTATGCGGTACTCACTGGTGGTATCTGGGGTAGACCCGCCCGATAACGCGGCGAACGTGAACTTCCCAAGTGTGCCATCGTAGTCTGTCACGACGGCGTATTCGTCTTCTCCGGTACCGTCCGTGATCCACAGGGTGTAGGTGTTGAAGTAGTCGTCATCGTAAGTCGCGGCGATGCTACTGTTGGTAAGCGTGGTGGCGGTACCGGCTGTAGCCGTACCAGATACGGACGGTGCGAATAACACCGTCTGCGTTCGACGCGTCCACCTCCACTTACCCGACTTACGTGGTGGCCTGGCTATGAACATTCGGATGGCATCGTTAACCAGACGAACGCACTCTCTAAGATTGAACGCGTCATCGGCCGGTATGTACGGCAGGCCACTAGAGTCATAAGAGGCCACACCGTAATACTCTGCTACTGATAGGAATAGCTCCTGTGCTGATAATGCAGATGTTGGCTCGGCCATATAGACTCCAAAGTAGGCTTACAGATAAAGCTCAGCGCAACGCACCCAATCGACGTAGAAACCATCGGTAATCGCGACACCGCTTCCACCTACGACCGATAGAAGGATATCCATATCAGTATTGCCCGGCCAGTTAGCGTTAGTGCCAGTGATGTTGACATCGTAGTCGGCGCCAAGGTACACACCGTCAGCGTAGAACTGAATGTAGGTACCTTGCCCCTTGGTAACGGTCTTGAATCCTATCCGCACCCAAGTGTCGGCGGCCAGTGTGATAAGACCGGTATCTGAGGACGCTGTACCCAGTGTAGCCTCGTTGTACACCAGAGTCAAATCATCGCCGTCACCGGAAAGTTGTGCGAAGCCGACGTAATCTACATCACTCATAGAAGAGGGATCACCAGCCATAGCCCCGCCATCAGTTTTAGCCTCACCGGGTTGGCATAGACCAAAGAACGCGCCCTGGTCAGTATTAGTGATAGATACTACCTTCACGCGAGCCTCGAACCACAGGCCGTGGGCGTTACCAGCGGTGGGCGTACGAAACCGACCCATCACGTTATTACCAGTGGTGATAGCATTGACGTCAGTGTCAGTACCAGACGTTTGCATAAACAACACGCCGTCATTGTCAGCCTGCAACAGGACATCAGCCAGCACGTCACCTTCACTGTACGCGTACAAATCGATGTCGCCGATAACGTTACCCACACCGCTAACGAAAGCAGTTGACGTTGCCTCGTTGATTACCGGAACGACACTGTTCTGGAAGTCATCGAAGACATGTTGGCCCTTAGCCGGATCGGTGGCAATAGATCCTACTGGGCAATCATTCCATATGATCGGGCTCGGCATGCGACTAACCACAGCGGCAGCCGCGCCATTGCGAACTATACTCATAATTACTCCTTAATGTGCGCCACCCGGTTCCACCGGGCGGCACACAGATTAACCAGGCTTTCGCCCAGAAAGACAGGCTTACAGATAAAGCTCAGCGCAACGCACCCAGTCAACATAGAGACCGTCGCCCGCTTCACTGCCGCTCTCTCCAACCGCAGCTAGAAGGATATCCATGTCTGTGTTGCCCGGCCAGTTAGCGTTAGTGCCAGTGATGTTGACATCGTAGTCGGCGCCCAAATAAGCGCCATCCTTGTACCACTGGATGTAGGTACCCTGACCTTTGGTGACAACCTTGAACCCAACGCGAACCCAAGTGTCAGCGGCCAGCGTGATAACTCCGGTTTCAGTCTGTGCTGTACCGGCCCCGGCCTCATCATAAGTTAGGATCAGGTCGTCGCAATCGCCAGAAAGCTGCGCGAAGCCGACGTGATCCACATCACTCAAACCGGACCCGCCACCATCCATAGCCCCGCCAGCATTTTTGGCCTCGCCCGGTTGACACAAACCAATAAATGCTCCCTGGTCAGAATCGGTAATCGTGACTACCTTCACGCGAGCCTCGAACCACAGGCCATGAGCGTTACCAGCGGTGGGCGTACGGAAACGACCGACTACGTTGTTACCAGTGGTGATGGCGGTAACGTCCGCATCGGTGGTATCGTTACGAAGAAGTAACACGCCGTCATTGTCGGCGCTTAGAACAACCTCCGTCAACTTGTCACTCTCGCAGAACGCGTACCAATTTATATCGCCCAAAACATTACCTACACCAGCGACAAAGTCGGTTGCCGAAGCCTCGTTAACTAGCGGAACTACACTGTTCTGAAAGTCATCGAAAGCGTGCTGTCCCTTCGCAGGATCAGCGGCGATAGATCCTACCGGACAGTCATTCCAGATAATAGGACTCGGCATACGGCTGGTTACAGCAGCAGCAGAGCCAAAACGAACTGTACTCATATTTGCTCCTTTGTCCTAAAGTGTCGGTACTTATTTACAACTACCTACACTTCCGTCTGTTTACGACGTGATGGCTTTGTGAAGCACGAACCCGGCCTTGCGACGATTCGTACACAGGTTATTGTGCGAGCCGTCAAGGAACTTGGTAAACGTAGTATGCTGACTACGATCGGTCATGGGCTCGGATTCGACCATCCAGTAATCAGACTGGACTACAGGCTTGAACTTCGAGAAGTCCACGCAGTACAGCGGATCGGTGGAATCGCTAGTCACAGGATCGGCGACGTCGTCCAATTCCGAAACGTATACGACGGGCAGCCGATTGACCATGACGTTTCCGCCGTCGTCAACGCGAAGATTCGACAGGATGTCTTTACCGGAGTGGTTGTCGTCTTTCTGATCCGCGAGCTTCATCATTTTGCTGATGAGGTCGTAGCCAGCGTAGCATCGCTTCGATGCGACGCGCGAGTCAGACGGATCTTTGATGCCCAGCGGGACCTTGAACTTAGTACGCATGAAGGCAACGCGGAATGTATCCATCATCGTCGCATCTACAGCAGAGTAGATCGCGGCGTAGTTACGCCACTTATCATTAGTGGAGGCGTCGAGACCGGCGCACGCGGTGCCCGTAGAGGCGTTCTGGTAGCGGATAGTCTGACCGTTAAAACCAGCGGTCGTGGCATCGGCATCGAGCATGTTGATGTAGTACGGCACGCCGTACGGATACAGGTCATCCGTCGCAGACGTCGGGGTCTTCCACGCGCGTTCCTCGATAAGATCGGCGAGCGACCACAGGCCGTCGATACGCCGCGTTTCCATCAGGTTGATGAAACCCTTGGCGCTGTTCTTGTTCCGCAGAATTTCGAGCTTGTCCCACGAGTAATCCGTACCGATCTGACACCACGGTACAGTGATGGTCTGCATGACGTTGTTAACGGCGGGCTCATCCGTATCGTACATCCGACGATAGCGAGCGGCACCGTTATGATTGAGCATGACCCGACGACTGATAGCAGTTCCGCCATCGATCTCTATGCGCTCGTTCTGGTAAATACGGCAGAATTCATACTCGGGATTGTCCCACATGACTTCAAATTCCTGACTAGGCAGGTCTTCGGTAGTAGTCTGGATCAGATCCGCGAGTGCGCTGTTCTTTACGGCCATTTAGTTTGTCTCCTTGTGTCACTTGAATGTGTTAGACAGGCGCTCATTCGCTCTTTCAAGAAGCTCGCGCCTGGACTTAGGTTTCCCACTACTATTTCCAACAGAGGACGTGGTTTTACTCTTGGACGGACGGACCACGCGTGCGTTGTGCCGCTTTTCTACTTCGCCCATTATCTTACTGCGCGTGATAGACTCCGCGATCGGCTCGCTTACTACGGCATGCGCTCTGGCGAGTGCTTCCGTTGGCGGCATAGCCGCACCACGCATAGCAGCACCGCGCACAATGTCATCGGCAAGATCGCATACTTGCTTGCGATTCGACATCTGCTGCGTACCTAGCGACTGCCACGTATCTTCGCCTTCCGCGAGTTTTCCGTAGAACTTCACATACGGCTCAAGTTCCTTGTCAGCGAAGAAACCGTTGAGTTTGGTAATGGCTTCTTGCTGCTGTTCAAACTCCTGGCGTGTCAGCGTATCGCGAGTGTCAGACAACTTGTTGTTCACAGTGTCTAATCTACCGTTGAGCGCATCGATGTTTTTACGCTGCGATAACACCAAATCAACCATCGGATCGTCTTCACCGTACCGCTCACGCAGCGCCGCTTCGTCGATCTTCTTAGTCTCTGGTGCGGTATCTTCCGACACGTTAGGCGCTACGTCGGCATTCTTCGACTGTCTACCCAGATCGGCGAACTTGGACGTGAGGTTGTTGTCCTTGGAATGCAGGTCACGCAACATACCAGTTACGTGTTCTTCACCCACGTTCTTCACCATGTCGGCTACAGCCGCTTCGTCCCATCCGAAATGCTCCGCACTTCGCATATACGCAGTAGGTATGTCTGCCAACGCATCATCTTCATCATCCGGGGTAGGTTTCGGGTCGTCAACTTCTTCTGCCGAATCATCGTCGTCCACGATCTCTTCTTTAGGATCGTCTTCGTCATCCGGGGTAGGTTCCGCGTTCAACTCTTCTTCTGCCGGTTCGCCACCAAGGGCGGCAAGGCTCTCTGCTACGCTACTAATAAGACCTGGATCAGAGAGTTTGTCGTCGTCCTGCTCACGCAAACGCACTTGATGTTCTGAATCTTCTTTACCCATGTGACTGTTCCTTTCGCTGCCTCATTATAGAGGGGTAGGTCTAGGATATCTTCTTCATCCTACGTCTCTGTTTCGCTCTGTTCTTCACGTGGCCGGTCTCGTTAAGATACTTCTCGTGATCCGGGAAGTTATCGAATACCGGCCTGCACTTATTGTCTAGCTTAATATACGGGAACCGTTGTTCATGCTCCTTTCTCTGACTTGGTGCGATCGCCAGTGAATCGGAGTGTATAGCTTTGCGGTATCCGCCAGCATGTACTCTAATAGAATCGGAACTGAAGTCACGCGCCATAGCGTCGCCACACTGTAGGCAGGCTGGTGTCTTTAGGTCAGCGTGACTCTCAACGTACTCTGTCTTTGTGGTTCCGCAATTATTGCAGATGAACGAAAACTCTGGCATATGTCACCTCAAACGCTTCAGTTCCTTTTCACTAAGGCCGGTCTGTTTCTCTACGGCCTTGGATCGCACCGACTTTCTACCGCTATACGCCTTCACCTTTGCCTTCAGACGACTTACCCAGTCGCTTTTCTCTTTCTTCTTTACCGGTTTGCTAGGCTTTTTCTTGGCTGCACTCTTCACCGCACTCTTCAATGCCGCTTTAGCCTTGCGGGCCGCGTGTTCGTGGTTTATCTTGTCTAGCTTTAGCCTTAATTCCGCTTGTGATTGTGCGTTATTAACCGCATACTTGGGTCCTAGCTGTTTGTTGACAGTAGTAGTCATGCGGTCGTTGTACTCCCTGAAACTTTCACCTCTACGTCGCGGCATAGTTACCTCCTTCATTTCTCACTTAGTTACCTCATCGCACTCTGTGAAGCGTTAGCGGTTGACTGTTCACTCGATTTCTGTTGCTGCATCGGCGATGTACCACCGCCCGCTTTCGCGTTAGCTGGTCCGCCGTTTTGCGCTATAGCACCTGGTGACGTCATACCCGCCTTCATCTCGCCCTGCGGGCCTAGCATCTGCATAAGCTGCATCTTGCGCTTGTAGTCGGGATCATCGAACCAGTCTACTATCTCATCCAGGATACCCATCTTGTCTGCGGTATCCGTCAGAGAGCGAGTTAGGTTGAACGGCTGGCCCATCTGCATCATTACCATAGCAGCCTGTACCGCCGATGGTAAAACGCGACTCATAAAGTCTTCTATCTGTTTGGCCACGAGATTAGGGTCCTTCACCTGCATAGATCGACTTTTGATCTTGAAGATGAAGTCCTCCGGTTGACCGCGTCTCTGCTCTGGCGTAAGCTGAAGCTGCACACGCGTACCGCCCGATACCCTATGCGGTATCGGTATCTTAATAAGCGGATCGTGGTGCATGTACCACGCTTCCTTCTCACTTATCATGGACGCCACGTCGTACGACATGTCCTTGCCGTCTTCGAGCCCCACCGCCGCGTTAGACGCGAGGATGGTGGACTGCGTGGCCGTCTTGGCGTTCCCCGCTGCACCGGCAAGTTGATCCGGGTTAGCAGCCATGTAATTGAACCACACGCGCAGTGAATCTACGAACCCCTCCGACTCTCGATTCTGCCCGCCGAAGTTATACACCGAAGCGTTCTTGGGATCACCCACTAACACATCGCCGTCTTCTGCCGTGCGCATATCCTCTACTTCGTCTGCCGCACCGGGATCAGCCAGCAGGACACTCTTCTGTCGCGATGCTTGCTCCATCACCTTGACCATCATGTCGTTGGCCATCTTGTTGAGGTCGTACCACACGCCTACCGGCGCAACCGGAAACGGGTTATCGGGTACGGGTTGTGATAGTGACATGAACGTGTACGGACCATCCTTCGGGCCGTAGTAATCGTGCACAGCCAGATAGTCGTCGTTAATCATCTGGTCGGGGTCCGGTATCACGATAATAGCATCGGCATCGGGGACGTACAGATAATAGATATCTACGTGATCCTCTATCCTGGCTACTTCGTTATCCGGCATACCGCGCTTAGACAGACTCTCTACGCGATCCTTCGCTTCCGGGTGGTCAGATCGCGGCAACTTCATTACAAGATCGTGGTCGAATGAATCGTTATCGAGCAGTGTTTGGCGCGGCGTCCGCACCATGTCCCCAATGAACGCGGCACGCTCGAACGATCTACAGTCCGGGTCCGCCACGAAGTCATCAAGTGACACGTTGTCTGTGAACACGGTGCCGGGGTCCACTCTCTTATCCCCGTATCTGATAAACGAGTCACTGTTTGCCAGTGCGGTCTTGAATATACCAATGGAGAAGAACGAATCGACTAGACCGTAGCGAAGAGTATCCTTCTTCTTCGTCCGTCTGTTATTCTGGTCTAGCGCTTTGCCCAGCAGGAACGCGTAATCGTCATACTCCACGATGTCGGAGTTAACCTCTGTCACCGGATTGCGCATGATGTACTGCGGCACTATACTCCGTATGGCGTTGTACACCAGATTGATCGGAGTCTTACCCGTTATTCCGTGGGTGTCTCTGAAGTACTGCCCCACGTACGCGGAAATGAACATAGCGCGCATCTTCCTGTGGCGTTTGATGCGCTCCTTACCCTGCTTCACGGCTTTGGCCACACGTCGTGGGACTAACTCATACATATGCACCGCCTATCTAATATCGAAGTGATGCCGCCACGCGTCACCGCTATGTTTCTTCAGTTTGCTGTCCCGCATTTTCTTGCGATGCCCAGCGGACCCCTTGGGCGGCTCGTGTTTCACGTTATGTCTCTTCTTACCCGTCTTCAGCAGGGTAAGAGCGTCGGCCATGACCCTATCACCATGCGTCTTACGCGCATCAGAACTCTCCTCCGTCAACTCCGCCGGTCCTATACTTCCATCGCCGAATCGTATGTACCTGTTGGCCTCTTCGAGCGCAATATCGGAATGATTTAAAATGTCGCCGTACAGCAACGCGCGATCGTACTCCGTTAGAAGCTGTTCCTTAGATTCACGTGTATTCTGCCAACCGTACTTATCCGACGTCTGATCGTGAACCTTCCCCAGCGTGGTAGTCTTGTGGTATCGCGGGTAGTGGAATTCCTGAACTATACGCTTGCCCAGCGTGAGCCCGGGACCGTTCTTTTCCCATATGAGGTACGGGACACCTTTCACACCTTTACCGCCGAACCACAACGCCAACGCCACGACTATCTTAGCGAACTCGTACGGCGGTACATTCGCATCGGCCCACTCTGCCACCTTCTCACCGGTCTCCAGGCACCGCACGCTAATCACAGAGTTCGATGCACCCTGCCCCTTCGACGTGTCTATGCCGAACGCGTACGACCAGTTCTGATTCGGTCTACCGTTTATCAGCCTACACCACAGCTTTAGCGGCCCGTTCTTCTTACGCGTTACGTCTATGGAATCCAATTTCTTTGACTTTACGAGTGAAGATATCGCATCATCAGATACGCCACTCTTAAACCCTACCTTCATCGACAGGCGCGGCTTGCACGCGAATAGCGCCTGGTGCGTGACGATGCTGGACGCGGTGAAGAACACGTTGCCCGATCCAATATCGTCAGCGTCAACTTCCTGCGCCATCTCCACCGGCGATCGCACGGACTCCTCGTAATTGTACCACGGGGATCTTATCTTCCACGCCCCCGTCACCTGGTCCTTCTCTACATAACGCCCGCACCCCTTTTCCGGGTGGTCCCACCACATCAGCGGGTACACCTTTATCTGTCCGCTGTTCTTCCAAATAGAGTACTCTGTGCCCGCTCCCGCAACTGTCGAATTGACGATACGCAGAAGCCCGGCGTCACGCGTAGCAGATCGCATTGCTCTACCGTGTTTGACCTTTGCGAACTCGTCAAGCAAAATAATGAAACGCCTATCTCCACTGGCGGCATGTTCTGTGGTTGATTCGCCATCGATACAACTCCCGTTCAGTTCGTTCTTAACGTGCATGCTGTTTCTGTTCTTCTGCTCTGGCATACACTCGGGCGGGCGCATCCACCATGGCAACCAACGGTTTATGTAGTCGTGCTTCTGAAACAGCGCCTTCATGTTGCCCGTCTGGTCTACATACTCCTTAGTACGTGACATCTCAAGCATCTGAACATCTGGTGTGAACAACCAATGCCAATGAATGTACGCCAGGCAACACCAACTAGCGCCCATGTCACGTGACTTGTTGCACAGTATATCCTCGCCATGCTCTAGACACCAGTCCAGTGTATTGAAGAACCTATCCTGCACGTCCCACGTTATCATCGGAACGTGTTGAACTTTCGGGACAGTTCGCTTGCCGGTGTCCGGGTCAAGATCCCACTGATGAAACGTCCAGCAGAATGCGTTGACCCAGAATAGTTTAGACTCCCGGCACGCTATCAGCATGTCCTTACGCAGCCCGGCGTCTTTATCCGCCGCACGCGCAATGTTCATGCGATACTCGAGGTTCTTAATCGGGTGCTTCGGAACTCTCAGTCCGGTCTTTTTGTCTACCCATACGTCGCATTCTCTCGGAAATGGGACTTCCAGAACCGGCTTTATCTTTTCCTCTATCGCCGCTGCCGTTAGCATCCGCATTCTCCGTTAACGAATTGACGTGCGCCACTAGCGATTCGCTTATGCGCTCGTGTAGTGGCACAGTCTTTGATTCCTTGCCGTCACCCTTAGAGACCGCCTGGGCCTTTGGCTTACCTAGTAGGTGGTCGAATATCATCTGCCTGGCAAACTTATCCGGCGCTTTGTGACCCTTATACACACGACTGGTCTTCCCATCTTCGTCTGTGACATCGGCGTATATAGGACCACCAAGCGCCTCTCGCCACACCGTTCTGGCAAGCGCTTCGGCGCGCGTCATCTTTTCTACGGCACCGGTCTCCGAGTCCACGAGTTCTACTTTCTCTACACTCAGACTCTTCAGATGGCGCAACAGTTCCTTCTCGAAACTCACTTGTCTTTTGGCCATATGTCACACCAGAGCTACGGTTTCATTTTATCGATACCATTCATCAACTGTTGCATCTCGTAGGCGGCGTTTAGTATCTCCCGCTCCTCTTCTACCACTACGTTGAATCGACACAACTTGAAATGAGTGCGCACAGCGTCGATAGTATCGGCGAATCTGGCTACCGGCACTGAAAAGTTCAAGGTTTCCGCCTCCCCGGCAACTAACACACCAATCACCTCGCCACCCATGTTGAACACTGGTCCGCCGCTGTTACCCGGAAACGCCGGGGACGTTGACTGTAACATCACGTGCCAACTGAACCGCTGTTCTGACTCCCACCCCCTACGGTTGTATAGGTCCCGATTAAGGGATGACAGGATGCCCGCAGACACAGAGTTGAAGTTGTCGCTGCCGAGAGGGCTTCCCATTATAACGACCTGCTGCCCCACTCTTAATCGGTCCTCTGTGGCCAGTGTTGCGTAGGGTAGATTTGGCTCAGTCCCGGCCAGATCGAGTAACATAAAAGTGACGTCGTTTTCCCTGTCCTCCAGCACATAACCTGGCTTAACCATAAACGTACGCCCGTCGTCCAGTGTAACCTCGTAGTCACCAGGCTTGCCATCGGATACGTGCTTTGCCGTAAATAGGATGCCGTCCCGGCTAATCAGGCACCCAGATCCCTGGTGTTCGCCGACCTTACTGATATGCACTACGCTGGACCGCACGTCGTCTATTAGGTCGGGAAGGCGGTCGTCGTTCCTATGCGGCAGCGCCATACCTACCACCACCGCGCCAACTACGAATGCGATTACGAGTGTACTCATAAATCTCTTAATCTGCATCGTCATTCTCCTTATCGCATCTAGGCTACCGATGGGATTGATGCTCTGCTGAGGGTCGCTACGTCCACGGCAACGTCAGTAGACGCCAGCGTGGTAACTATGAACAAGAATCGGGAGTACCCGCATGTGTTAAGGTACGCCCTCACATGCTCGTTCGCGGTACAGGCGCTAGACAACAACTCGAACTCCTTCGCCGACTCCGTGGCTACCAACGCCTCACTATACAGCCTGGCACCACCCCGCACTATACCGGTTCCCACCGTGAGAGACAACGAGGCTACGTGTATGTAGTCATCGTTGACACCGCGCGCTGCGTATACGGATACCACGTTTACATCGGTGTCGGTACCCGCGTGCTGAAATGTCAACTCCAAGAACTCGTCGTAGTTGTGGCTCAAGTCAAGCAACAGATGCTCCGTACTTAACAGAGCGTTTTCAACGGTCTTCGCTAGTCTACTCGCGTTCGATGCCAACACCGCATGGGCCACAGTAATCTTGCCTAGACGGGTGGTGCAATTCCTGCTGTACATGGGTGTCCCCTTAGAATAGAAGGATAGCAGACCGAGTCTCCCCGGCCTGCTAAGTGAAGATTGACCTGTGTATCAGGTATTTGTTTGGGCACCCTCTGCGGGGTCCTCTTTATGGCACAGGCCATTATGTTGAACGTGCGCTATCGGGGCTCGAACCCGAATTGATTTCTGTTGGCCAGCGTTACCGCTATCCCTCATCATCGGACCATGAACGCACACGAAGCCAGGAAGAGGATTTGAACCCCTGTTACGACAATCGCTGCCGCGTGCTACCTACCTACACTACCCCGGCGTGCCCGCTTTCGCGGGCTATGAACTTGCCAAAGAGCGCTAGATCTGCGCGCCGTCTGACAACACTACTCGGATATCTTCGTCCTCAACCACAATACACTTCCGACCTTCGACTTCAAGATCGAACTCCCGACCGCGCTTCGACGCCAGGATCGTGACTTCGGGCTTCAGCACGATATCGCCGATCTGTATACCGATATCCACTTCCGGCCCGACCATCACCACTTCGTACTCGGACTCCGACTTACGCGCGGCCTCTGGTATGAACACCCCGCCGTCCGACATTTCCTTCGCCTCGCCGATCGCAAGGATTACGTTGTTCGCGGTACAGCGCATCGTAGTACCCTCTCAATTCCTCGCAACTTAACGAGCCTGGTCATCAATCCTTCGACTTCCGCAGCCGTCTTGGTCTTCGCGAGCCTGTCTGTCAAGTCTTTAATCCCACGCGTGATCCTACGCAGGAACAGTACCGTCTGCCTTCCCTCGAACGTCTTCCGACGCATCCTTCTCATCGTCGCGCACATCTTTCGCCCTTCTAACCATTGGCTGAACGCTGTTACCACAACTCGGGCATAGAAACATACTCGATACAAGGAACCCGTACACTCTTGGCATCGTCCATATGAATTCCGCCCACTTCATACTCGCACTCTTGCCGCACGAACATTCAAGGACCACTATAGCATCGTCTGGGATGCGCATCACTTTTCGTTTTTCAGCGGCGGCTTTAGCCCTGTCGTCCTCCGCTAAACGGCGCACACCATTCTTTATTCTATCGCAGAACAGTGTCTCAAATTTGAAGGTCGAGGTGCGGCGTCTCTCATCTGCGCAAAACGCACACACCTGTCTTCCGTGTTCTCCACTCTCGAACACTTCGACTATACTGCCCTTCGTGACAAAATCTGACGGCCTACCCACCACGAAGTCTTTGGACAAATCGGCGCGATCTAGCATTGCCACGATTGCGTCGCGCAGCATACTGACATTACTCGGCATCTTCCACCTCCTTACGCAGCTTCCAGCGTACGGCCACCAGCCCAGTAGAGGGCGATGGGTAGCTATGGACGACACCCTTCGCGTCTACCACCTGATGTATGTTCCCGACGTCTACAAACCTCACCGGTGAGTTGATCTTGTACGCCGATCCGTTCAGCATGTAGACTACTTCACGATACTCTTCGGTGCTGATATCCATCGTCATTCTCCTGGCAGATACGTAGCGATCAGACTCTTCGCCAGATCCCCCGCACTGCGTTTCACGAATGCCCTGTCTTCCACTACTAAGTTAATACGCTCCCCTGGCTTGAGGGCCACTGATACGCGGAACAATTGATTTCCGGGATCATACATCGGCTCGCCATGCTCTACTTCCGGGTGCACCTCCGCGATAATCCCCAACGCTTCATTCAGCTTTTCCCGTCTCATCGTCTAAACCTCCCCGGCTACTCTATTACCGTCACCGAACAATCGGTAGCTTCGTACTCTTCCGAGATCGGTTAGATACACCCGCTCGATCTTTATACCCCAGCCACCGGCTTCTGCGGCGAGCTGCTTTCGTAGTTCCTGCTTCACCCCTTCGATGTTATCGCAGTCTTTCAACGTCCGCCGCTGCATATACTCCAGGATAACCCCCAGAGCCAGCGTAGCCAACGCCTTATCTACGTCCTGCACGTGGAACAGGGCTCTCTCGATATCACAAATTCGGTACCGCAGGGCACCAGACACCACGATCTCGAACCCGTCGCAGGTCCTAACCGTCTGCGGGGGCAGGTCCACTACCTGTGTCACCACCTCCATAGCTATTATCTTCTGGATCAGCGGCCAGTTCAGGTACCAACCCGGCTTCAGGACGGAATACCTGCTGCCCCCTGTTATACGCGCCGCCATCTCGTTGGGCTCGATCATCACGATCTCCGGGAACAGGGAGAGTATCTTATCGAATATCCTCTGTAGCCATTCCACGTTACTCCCTCCTGTACACGGGAATCCTGTTGAACTGAAACAACGAGCCATCTGCGTTCGTAGATCCGTTCATTATGCTCCGGTAGATATCGTCGTTATCACGATTATTTGCTATGATAACCAATTCCTCGTCGGACATGAACAGCTTACGTGGTTTCATACTACGCGGTAGTTTAATAAGGAACATGCGCCATAGACGCATCAATTCTTGAAATGGTCCGCGATACACCGCAAGCTCATCCAGCATCGTCATTCTCCTCGAAAAAGTACCGGGACCCTAACAAAGCCCCGCCCCGGGGAAACACACCTCTCTATACTTCAGGCCAGACACGCCACTCCTGATCAAAATTACCTCATTTTCATCATTTTCGTCTGAAAATATTTATTTTTTATGTCGGAGTTCGAGGTCCGGGAGGGGAGGGGCCAAACCGTTGGGACTCCGGTTCGAGGGTCCGACGTGGGGGTGATAACATCGCCGCTTTTGGCCCAGAAACGCGGATTTTACCGGTCACTTGCACGCATGATATGAACGCGCCCGTGCATGACGCAGGCGTACCTTTAATGCGAGCCAGGATCGCATAGAAGGAACACATGCGCGATGAGAGAAAATCTCAAGAATTCGTTTGCATTCCTGCTTGCGTGTGTTATGCTTTGGGTAGCCAATGGTGGCGACAAGGGGACACACGATGCTTATCATACTAACCAACGGAACAGTATTGCTCTTCACAGACACGCGCGTCATCGTGTCATCGTACCGCAACGCCGACACTATCCGGTACACGTACTAACATGCCGCGCGTCATATGGTGGCTGGCATACATGACACTTTGTTAGGAGACGGGACTATGGGCACAAGAGAACAAGAAGCAATTCGAGGCTGCGTTGGCGACCTAATCACATGGAAGACACCCAGTGGCGGTATCGGGGAAGGTGAAATCTGTAGTGAGACCTGCGAAGCCTGGTGGGTAGTCGAGCCATTTGGGGCGCGCAACACCGTAGACGTATTTGATGGGGATATTCTGGAGATAACCAAGCCCAGTAAACGGCGCGATCGTAGGTCTACAGATTAACAAAAATCGGTGGCGGAGCCTATTGAAGGGATTGTAGATGAGCTTTGACTTGATATTGATGTTTGCCGCGTGCGCGTTGACCGTTTACATCGTTGCAGCCGACAAGAACTGGTAACCAAGTCGCCGATTTGCGACGGTTTGTTCGGTTTTTGTTCGGGTTAAAAGT